TCATTTTGAAAAATATAATTTTATTTCATCCTCCTGGTCACTTTGGGGCACGTCTGGGGCACGGGCATTAAGGACATTATTCAACATGGCAACTTGAGTCACGCTGCACTCAGGCATCCATGCACCATAAACATTGTAGACCATGCTGGCGCTGGAGTGCCCCATCTGTGATGCAATAAATGTCGGGTTTGCTCCGGAAGATAAAGCCCAGCACGCATAGGTATGGCGTGACTGATACGCTTTACGGGATCGGATACCCGCTCTTTTTATTGCTGAATCCCATGTCGCTCCGATGGAGCTTACCGCGTAGTTAATACCCGCCTTGTGATTCTTGCGAACGATTTGCGGACAGAAAACAAAAGTGCACTCGTGCAAAATTGTTCTTCCGTACTCGCGTAATTGAACAGTGATCTGATGCTGCCTGCTAAGACGAGTAAGCATCGCCTGGTTTTTAAGTGCTTCAATTGCTGGTGCCAGAAGATGTATAACCCGGTTAGTGCCTGCGTCGGTCTTTGGTAGCGTAAAATCACCTATTTTTGTAAAATTTCGTCGCACTGTTATCGTGCCAGCTTTCAGGTCGATATCCTCCCATGCAAGTGCGGCAATTTCACCGTGTCGCATCCCTGTAAAAACAGCCACTGTCCAGAGGTTTTTGGTCTGTTGATGATGGCAGGCATCAATGAGACGGCTAAACTCATCTCTGGTCAGTGGATCCGGCACTGGTTTTGATTTCCTCAGCGGTGTTATTGAATTAAACGGGTTTTTCTCCAGATACCCGTTTTCGGCGGCAAAGCTGAACATTCCGGCTGTTGTTGTCATGTAATAGTTCACTGTGGGTACGGTTCTTCCTTTTCGGGACGTGCTGGTTTTCCTGCTTCCCTTTTCCCCGGTCAGTAAATCTTTCCTGATAAACAGCAGATCTTCTTTTGTAATCGATGACGCCAGCCTGCCAGGACCAAGCCTCGGTAGCATATTTTTCATCACTGATTGATAACGATTTAAGGCGTTACTACCGATTTCCATTGCTTTCAGAGTAAGCCATTTCTGTGCCAGTTCACCGACGGTGATATCTTTTTTTACCAGGCCAAATAGCTTCAGGTTAGGTGAGTCAGGGAATCGATCGGCATAATCAAACGTTCCTGTTCTGATTGCAAAGCAGACCGAAGCCCTTAACTCACCAGCGATCTTTCTGTTTTTCGGTGTATCGGGCACGCGAAGATTTTCGCGCACTCGTTTACCCCTGTACTTAAACGTTATTCGGAGTTTTCCTCCGTGATTTTCAACGCCGGCTGGATAGGCTGAATTCGCCATTGTTCCTCCTGCGTCCAAGAGCACGCTCAGGTTATACTCTTATGGACAAGAATTAAACATCCTGAGATGGTAAGGGTTGGTTTTTGATCCAAGTGTTGATGGTAGGAAGATGATAGAGACATTCGCTGTTTTTCTTTGGCGTTCCGTCGGGGGCGATTTGTTTATATTCTCTGCCGTTCATCCACGCACTGTCCCTGGCGCGTAATATTGTTCCTTTTCTCAGGCCTGTTACAGCCATTAAAAGCTCCAGTGTTACCCATTCATTCGCATTTATCTGTACAACAGGTGTGATGACTGGCTGAATGCCATGGTTATGTTGGTTTACTAACTCGCGCATAAGTTGCCTCTGCATGTGTAAGAAAAAACCGCCATCAGGCGGCTTGGTGTTCTTTCAGTTCTTCAATTCGAATATTGGTTACGTCTTATTCGATGCGCACTCCTGGTATTTCGCCTTTTGATATTGCTAAGTCATAAATTTGCGCGGCACTATACCCATCTCGCATCCATGAATCTAAGGCGCGAACAGCCTCGCTACGCTTTTTATCTTCTCTCTCATTTTTGATATCAACGAGGACATCAACGCAATTAAGGCAAATGTGGATTTTGTCTTTACATTCGATCATGGCGGCTTTGCCATGATTTCCGCCACACAGTGAGCATAAATCTTCAGGGTCTGGCTGGTATTTCTGTAACGTTAGAGGGTTGAATGTTGAACAGGCCATAATCATCTCCATAAAACAAAACCCGCCGTAGCGAGTTCAGATAAAAGAAATCCCCGCGAGTGCGAGGATAGTTACTTGTTCATATTATTAATCGTCAATGTATTTTGAGCATTGTGGGCAATCATCGATCCCACAATACGATTCATATGCATCCTTTATTGCGTCGCGGGCTTCAGTAAGAGTATTGAATAAGTTGCAGCTATTATCTTTTTGATATAGGTAAGTTCCTAATTTATAAGCAGAAGAAGCATCATTTCCGCTGTCTAAAATTACATCGTTATGGATTCTGCACCTTGCAAGAACTCCTGATCCCATAAGGGTCTGCATAGCCCATTGCTCTTGATCTTCACACAAATCATGAATGCTCATTTCAACACCTCTCTTCACGTTTCACACACGTTAAGATTAACAGTGTTTTTACATGCTTTGGAAGATTTATTTTATAAAAACTCTTTTAATACAAATAGATATAATAGTTCACTATTATAGCTCCTTTAATCGAGGCGGTTCTGGTAGAGGCATCCAGAACAAGGCGTTCCCTAACCACGATAAAGTGCCGTCGCTCAACTCCACGTATTCCCCTTGTACCTGTCCTGCCATATACTCGCCGTGCTTTGAAGAAATTAAAATCCAATCATCTTGAGCGGGCATTCGCTCACTACAGCTTATCCAACCATCCGGAATTACCGGAGAGTTGCCAGCCAGCGCTGCCGACTCTCTACCTGCCCTATAGGCAAATTCAGCCATCGTACCAAGCATCTGTTTTGCAGATGTTGTGTAATTATTTTTCTGATAATTTTCATACCAGAACCTGCCAAACCACGAGTAGAAGTTATCATCCTCATCAACAGATACTGACTTAAATTCAGGAATATCCGGACCTTTGCGAATCGCCCTGGCAAGCTCGATTGGGTCATCGTACAACCAGTCACCTGTTTGCGGATGATTGGCCTCTGCCTGTTGCGCCGCCCACTCCAGACCGTCTTTATGGCCTTGCAGATAGTCCAGCGGTAACTCATCACTATTACTTACAGGCTCAGCATGAAGCATGGCGGCTCGGCAGGCATTCCAGCCTCTCACCTCTGCAATAGCGGCAACAGCATCGACCGCGTACATTTTAAGAGGGTTGGGCATTGGTTTTTCTTCAGGTACTACTGGCATTGGAGGGGCGGCGTATACTTCAATAATCCCATTATCAATAGGCCATTCCCCATCCTTGATGTAGTCACTTGTGCCATCGACCTGCTGTTCTGCAATGTGGAAAGCACCTATTGGTTTTGCTTCCAGCGATGCCAGTGCAATTTTTAATGCGGTAAGCATGTTGTTTTGATCTTCATCGAGTCCGAACGGTATTTCATCCCGTGCTGACTCAATGCTGGTAATCGTGTTCTGTAACCATTCTTTGGTAAGAGTATTCATAACTATTTCACTTTAATCTCAATATTTCGCAGCTTTATGTCTACTGGTAGGTCTGACTTTCCTGTTAACGCTAATGCGAGATTTTCTGGAGTAATGAGAGCTGTTATTGTTTTCCCCATCGCCAGACGAATAATTATTCGTATTTCGCGATCGTCACATGCTCCCGGTCTAACAATTGATATTTGTCCGATCAT